CCCAAAGTCAAAGTCGCCAGCAATATAGTCACGGTCATATTCCACCCAAACAGGCTGACCATTCTTGCTAGTAATGCGAGCAACCTGTTCGCCAGTCATAAACTGCTGGGCAAGCGCCAGCAAACGGCGACCAACCTCACCCACAGCCAACTCAATCGTCGCCAACTTGTCCGCGGTACGGGCATTAGAGGCATCCTGGATGAGTGCCATTTCCGTCGCAGTGCGACGGATTTCAGACACGGCACCACGCTGGAATTCGGACACACCCGACACGCGGTCAATATCCGAAATAATCAGGCTGGACTGGTTGTAGAAGTCGGGCGGGTTAATAACCGCAGGCATCGGGGCGACAACATTCCCTAGACCCTCGTCAGAGATGACGGGCACCATTACGTTGTCGTCGTCCGACTCCAACGCGGTACGACCCAACTGGTCAAACGCCGACTCCTTATACAGCCACTTGCGGGCAAACCGCTTGCGGTGGTTCATCATCTGGGTACGAGTCTCGTTCAACTCTTTCTGGAGCGGCTCGATGGATTCCAGTTCACCAATCGGATAAAAATAGTCAGGAATCTCGTAGTTGGCAATAAACACAAACGGCTGACCAAACGCATACGGCATACGCATTGGCTTCACCAGGAACTGGTCGGAGCCGTCCGCAAACACACACATTGTGCGCTTGCTAATGTCGTAAAACTCCCAGATTTCCGCGTAGCCAGCGTCCTTGTCGTGAATCTTGCGCACAGACGGGTCGTCACTATAGCGACCGACCGCCATCACACCGACCTGCTCACGAGCGGACTTGTTGTAACGACGGTCCGCTTTTACCTCTGCGATGGGGCGGCGGATACGTTGCGCAATCCATCGCATGTCGCTGGGCGCTGTTGCATCTGGGTCCACGAACACATCAAACGGGGACACACGCTCCGCGAACGGGGCATCCTCCAGAATCACTGTCGTCGCCACTGGCTCTCCACCCTCAACAGGGTCGGAAGCGTCATCCGCTTCCTCAATGACTTCCTCTTCAACAAACCTGTAGCCAACCTTAATCCAGCCATGCCCAAAAATCAGCATGTCCTTGACGGAACGGCGAAACTCTTTCTGAATTTTACGGGTACGCCACCAATAGTTCACCACCGCCTCAGCGATAACCGCCTGAGGCGCATCATCAGGCTTGGTCGCATTGACAGTAATCTTCGGGTAGTTAACCGACGTGGCAGGAGCCAACACGTTAATTGTGGCAAACGCCATATTAATCAGCAGACGGTCATTCTCCGAATATGTCTCATAGTGGCGACCGCGGTACAGGTCGTTCAACCGCTTCCAGGTTTGGTCATAGCCCTCTTCCTTGCGCCAGCGCTTGGATGAGTCCAACTTTTTGCGGTAACCACCCAGGATGTCCGCCAAAGACTTTCGTGCCATTATTTACCCCGACCTTTATGCCAACCGATATGTTCATCCAACTTAGTACCCACAGCGTCCACCTTGTCGGCAACCTGCTGAATTAACGCCCGACCTTCCCCGTGCTGTTCCGAATTCTCTTTGCGCAGTTTCTGCAAAACCACGACAATCGGTCCCGTAATAATTGCGACCGTAATCGGAACCCACACCTCCACCATACGTTACACCCAACGAGTCCCAACAGGCTCAGGGTTATAGCCGTTAATCTTTGCGTCAGAAATAATCTTTTCCTTGCGTTCGTTAATGGTCGGACCGTGGAACTCTTCTTTGCCTTGGGTGAAACCCAAACGAACACTTTTAATGTGGCAGCCGAAGCAAACCGCCCCTCGGCGGGGCAGTTCGTCCACATAAAAGTCTTTCCCACACTGGTTACAGGTCAAATCCATACAAATATGGGAAGATTGTTCCCAATCACCTACCCATCCTGGAGCGAACATTATAAGAACCAATCGGGATACGTTCCATTCCGTCGTTACCCGTCAAAAACTGTTCCCACCACGCCAAACTGTTGCGGGGAATCGGGGCAGCGCCCCGATATTCGGGCAGCCATACATACTTCAGCATCTGGTTACCAATCGCCAAACTAATAGTCCTGTCGTCGTGAGGGCTGCCAGCCATCTTCCCGTTCGCCTTACGGACAAAGGTACGCAACTCCGCAATCGTACGGTCGCAATACACCTCCAAGTCATTCGTCCTGAGGGCGGCTGCAAGTTCGTCAATCATTAGAGGCTTGGAACTGGCTGAGGTACGCCAACCCAACATCTCCGTCGCCTCGGGGCGGACATGCCCAAGCCGTCGCTGACGATACAGATTCTTGTAGCCAATACGTTGAGCCGCCTTTAGGGCGGTCAACCCATGGTTGTTGTTCTCAATACCGACCAGGGCACCGTTGTACCACCAGCCCAACTGTGCCATCATTTCGCCAAACAGGTCAGGTTCAATATGCCCGTGCCAATGTGCGGCGACAAACCCCTTGGAGGCATTCACAATATGGGCGGAACTATAGTCGCCATGCTGCAAGCCTTCGGCAACGTCAGCACCTAACACATACACAGCCTCAGGGTCGGGGAACTCCCAAATCGCCAGTTCACCATCCTGGGTAGGTCGGAACTCGGACACGTTATTCGCGTACACATGCAAATAGCCGCGGTCAGGTTCAACCATATCCATACTGTCCAGCATGTCAATATCAAACACAGGGTTACCCGACTTGATAAACGCTTCCTCAGGAAAGCGCGGGTACTCTTGATGCAACTGCCAGGACTGCATATTCTTGGCTTTGTCGTCGTACCACTCTTCGCCACGCTCACCGTCAGCGGACCACGGGTAAAAAATTCCCCTGAACTTGTTAGTACCAGTTTGCGAGCCAACCCACAGTTGGTGAAAAAAGTTTCCTGAACCATTGGCGGTGGACAAGCCGTGGACACGTCCACCAACGTCCGCAATCGGCTCAATAGAAGCCCAAGCCTCTTCGGGGTTGGGCAAGAACGCCCACTCGTCCACAAACACCGCATACACCGACTCACCACGAGCAGGGTCAGAGCCGCTGGGCAGCGACTCAATCGCGGACTCATTATCAAACACCATCTTCAACTGGTGGTCCGTCACCTGCTTGGGTCCGCGTTCACGGAACCAAAACGGCAGAAACCTGAAACCGTACTTAGACTTTGCCAACAACTTCATGGCTTCGCGCTCAGTGCGCGACAACATAATAATAAACCTGTCAGCAAAAAAATAGGTCAACCAAAACGCATACGCCGCAGCCAACGTAGAAAACCCAATCTGACGAGCCTTCAAGACAACCGTATAACGTTCACCCATCCACGTCTTGACGGTTTCCACCTGAGCGGGACGCAACTCAAACCTAATACGCCCCTTAGAGGGGTGCTTGATATACCAATAGTTTGCACAGAAATGCTGAAAGGCTGCCAACTGCGCCTCTAATGAGTCGTCCTTGCCGCGGCACAAACGCCACTCGCGCTCCTGGAGAAGTTCATCCAGTTGCATCACATGCCCCACGGCTGCCAGCCGTTACCATTCGCCTCAACCGAATAATCAAAAATAGCCTTCATCGCCCGAACATTCACCATCGGGTCATACAAATCCTCACACTCATCCAAAATGCCCTGGGCTTGCAACCAGCCCTGCGGACTGTAACGGTTCGGCAAACACCAGAAACGATTAATCTGGAACAAGCCTAGTGACCCGCCGTTTGGGTCCGTGCGATTCGTCACCAGCGGGTTGCAGCGCGACTCGCGGTGCATAACCCTGTGAGCCATCTGCTTGTCGTCGCTGGAGAAACCTAGTCTGTCCAACGCGAAATGATACTCCACACAAACCCTGGGTTTGTTTTCGGGGGCGGGGATTCCAAACACCATAAGCACAGCCGCAATGATATAACTCATCTAGCCTCCTAGGGAAATGAATGTCAACCCCTGCGGGGTTGGCATCATTCTACAGGTTGGGCACCCCGACCGAAAGCAGGGTCTTTCGGGTTAATCCACCGCAACACGGGAGGAATCAACGCTGCAACAAACGCCTTCAGAACATCCTGGAACGTAAAGTCAACGGTTGCCATGACGGCGACGACAGCCGCCAACGCCGAACGCAAATATGACTTCAGCATTTCAATATGCTGAGGCTGGATGCGCTTCACTCAGTCTCCTCGGGAACAGGCGGTGCGACGAACTCATCAAGTCCCGCATCATACGTCATACCGATACCAGCGTAACGTCCACGGAAGTTGCCGTTGTACGAAGTCTGCTTCCACGTTCCCGTCAAACCCAACGACGCAATAAACGCCTGACCGACAGGCTCACTGGCGGGGAAGTCCCCACCGCCACAGTCGTCGTTGGATACGACGATGACCTGCTGAACCACGTTGCTGTCATTGACTTGTGCGAAATGTGCCATGTTCTTCTCCTTAGGCTACCACGAATGTGCCTGATGTTGTGTAATCCCAGTATGTGTAACTGCCAGTCGTTCCAGTAGATACAGTGCCAGTTGTAGTAATGGTAAACGAAGCGATGTCTGCTGTCAATGCACGAATGACGACACGACCAGACCCACCATTCCCAGCAGAGCCATTGCCACCACCGCCACCACCACCGAAGTTGGCAGTAGCACTACCAGCAGGCGCGCTTCCTGCATTCGTTCCCCCAGCACCATTAGAACCAGTACCACCACCACCACCACCACCAGAAAACGAGCGTGTAGTCCCCGTGTAGTCGTTCGTGGATGCTGA